ATGGGGATGCCACAAGGGACGGTTACTGATAGAGCTTTGCGTGACTTCAAGAAAATTGACAGGCAGTCATCACTAGAGCTAGATAGCTTGAGAGGATTGTCGGCAATACTTGTTCTTGTCGCGCACTCGTTCCAGATATTTGTGGCGCCAGTCAATAGCTCGATGTATGGAATGCTAGGGCTTATAGCTCAGGCATCGGTAATGCTATTTTTCGCTTTAAGCGGGTTCCTTATCACGAAATCTATAACAAATAACTACTCACATGGATTCGATGTTAAAAAGTACTGCGCAGATAGGATAAACCGAATAATACCACCACTTTTAGTAAGCTTAGCAATATGCATTGCCCTATGGTACATGGCTCCTTTCGCATTCCCAAATGGTACTAGAGACTTCATTTACACAAGCGACTTTATGGCGCGAGAAGGGTTTTATATAGATCTAGAATCTATCATAGGCACGCTATTTTTCCTGAATGGATTTATTGTTAAAAACATTAGCGCTAATGCACCACTATGGAGCCTGCCGTATGAAGTTTGGTATTACGTCGCAGCAGGAATTGCAGTGTCAATAAGAGGCAAAGCAGGATTAATCATATCTGCCATTCTTATGATGCTTCTTGGAGTGCTAAGCAAAACATTCTTTCTATATTCAATTGTATGGTTTTCAGGAGCTGCGGCATGCATTGCTCACAACAAGGGCGCAAATGACCGCGCACTGTCATCAGTGATTCTTTATACATTCTCATCTATAGCAGCAGTCATAGGCGCATACTATTTGTATAAATTTACAAGAGTCGCCTCCCCCTCACAAATAGATATGAGAATCATCGCATTATACAACGCATCGATAGGAATAGCGTTATCATCATTCATATTTAGAATTGCAGCAGGGAAATCTGCATTCATAAAATATTTCTCAGGAACAGCAAAATTCTCATACACTCTTTACGTCATTCACTTCCCAATACTTCTATTTGCATATGGCGCATCTCAGCCGGACGTTTCAGATATAACCAGATCGTTAGTTGCTTCAGTTATAGGTATTGCAGCATGCATTGCGATCTCTATGTCGATAGCTGGAAGCGTAGAAACATCAAAGATAATTAAGTATAGAAAACTTAAAGAAGCTTAAAACTTGGGAATGAGGGGCGTTTAGCCCCTCAATTATTCTTACAGGAATGCTTGTATCCTATAGTACCCACTTGCAGCTCTATCTCCAGACGTTGAGTCAAAACCTCCAAAGTAACCGGTGCCCCACACTGCCGAACCTGTTCCTACCCTAATGTTGGTCCCGCCGATTTCGATCCTCGCACCAGACCCACGGTTTGCTCCGTCATTATAGTAAGCTGTGTCTACATCATACCATTCAGTTGGGTTTGTACTCTTTGCGAAGCGGATCACAACATTCATCGGAGGCCTTCTAAGCCCATGAGCAAACGTATAAACAGAACTTGCACTAACCGGAACCCAGTCAGTCTCAAAATCCGGAAGTCCACCTAGATACACTTCAAACTGATAGGCTCCTGACTTGGTTCCAGAAGTCTCACGATAGACATTCCCAAAGACCCGGCTGTCGGAAAGGACAACTTGACTGCTATATCCGGATGCTGCTGGAGCGCTATACACCTGAATCCTATCTGACCAGCCAGAGCTTCCAGCTATCAAGGAAGATACTTTGTTTGTCCTATAGTAGCAGGCCTGAGTAGTACGGTTCGTGTAGAACAGAGCCACATATGCCGTCCCTGCCTTATTTGTGACATATGAAAGTGATGGCGCTACTACAGTATCCGTTCCGTCTCCATTCTGAGCAGTGACATCCCCCTGGTCAGTCCACGTAGTTCCGCCGTCTGTAGAGAGGAACTGCCTAAGCTTTCCGCCTACACCTGTTCCGTTGCGCGCTATGCCAAGGACGTAACCGCCTCCCATGTTGACATACTCAGCTTCGTTGTATCCTACAAGACCGCTATAGATAGTTGCCCCCTCTACCCAGGTCTCCCCTCCATCCGTTGTTTCAAGCCATCTTAGCTTGAACAGAGAACCCTCTTCCATGTAGTAAGGAAGGACGAATTTATTACCAACCTGAATTGCTTTACCGTACGACAGGCGATAGTCAGCAGTTCCCTTAGGGATAGTTTTCTTGAGATACCATGTGTCACCGTAATCGTCTGACACGTAAATATACATATCACCGGTAAACCAGATTGTCCCGCTTACCACTATCCTCCCGCTGGGCATAACCCCGCCGCCTGCCGCCCTGAAGTCCTGGCCAGCCTGCTGCGCGATAATTGTTACAGGCCCCCAAACTCCGCTTGGAAGAAGTTTTCGAAACGCAATCTTTCCATCACTTCCGCCAGTGTGAATAGTCCCTCTACGAAATAGAAGAATCAGCTCACCCCTGGGGGTTAAATCCATTACACCAAAGTGATCATAAGTTGAATCGTATGCCGCTTTACTTACAATGCGTTGCGGAAAAGAATCGTATCTCGCAAGCGTGTTCGCTTGAAACTCTCGAGCAATAGAAAACAGGCGCCCAGGCGCAATGGAAAGTTGACCCTCTACGCTAGAGGCACGGCTTTCCAGGGATTGCAAAGCATCCTCAACAGAGCCTGGAGCAGTTCCCCGACCGATGTAGTTAGCGCCATTTGGACCAGAAAGGTCTTGGACAACCCGCGGTATGCCATCAGGATCGATATACAGTACATTGGCTGAGTTGTTGGGGTTTCCTTCAATGCCGCCTATGACAGACCCAACATACTGCTCGGTCCATACCTTGTTTGCAGCGTCATTGTTCTGAACCGGGCTCTCAACGTTGGCAATCCTGCGCCCCTCAGCATCGAAGTGGTCCTTGCCGAGCGGCCGACGCAGCGCACGGGACAAGCCAGAGAACCCTTGCTGAATCAGCATCGTCAGGTAGTCAAACACGCTTTCGTGTGTTTCAGCAAAATACCTACCCTGGTTTCTAAGGTCGGTTTTTTGAAGAGGCTCTAGCTGTCTTGAGATATTTATCACTGAGTTAAGCGGAGGCGCAACTGTGGTAATAACTGCGCCGCCCGCCTGAGCACCAGCCCCAACAACGAGATAGTCCGTTCCAAGTACAAGGACCGTCGACACATCGTTGTAGACCTGCGTAACAACAAGATCTTCATTAGTCGGGAATTCAAACGGCACAGGGAATGCCGTAGTAACCCCGTTACCCGTGTACTCAACAATGCTATCAGTGGTTTCGACGGTCAATTTTCGATGCTCCAGAAATGCGAAAACCCCGAAGATTCGGGGTTCTCTGGTCGTTTATCTTGATCAGTTTAGGATGGCGCCGGCTGTATCGAGGTAGCTTTGGGATGGTCGAATCAGGAATTGCTGGTCGTTTTCTTTCTGGATGCGCTGCTCTGTCCTACGCAACGACCCGGGGTTTAAAGCCTCCTGGACAGAGAACAAGAACAGATGGTCTAGAACAATTCGGCTATAGAAAAGATTCAGGAACGGAGTGTTGTTCTGTGCAATTCTGAGCAGGGATGCGGCTGTATCTTCCCCTTCTTTCGCTCTGGCCCAGAGGTTAACTAGATCGGCTGTCGTGCTAAGCGTGGGTCCGGCAGCAGTTTCCAACGCCGAGTTTCCGAACCGGCTTGATTCGCCAAATAGGTAATCGCCGAAGATTCCGAAGCCACCACCTTGGGCCATGGCTGCGCCCCAGGTTTTGAGGTCATCCGGGCTGCGCGGTTCGCGACCTTTGGCGACGTCCTTCGAAGCCATAGACAGATAGCCGAACGCTGTCGTCCAGAGAACCAGTTGAGCGAGCGCCAACCATTCGCCATTACCATTGCGAAGAGCCCTGATCAGGTCTCGTCCACCACGGAAATTCTCACCCAGCCCAGCAGGAGTATAGCCACGACCGTACAGTTCACGACCCAAGGTCTTTTGCATGTACGCGGCAGGGAAACTCTTGAACTGAGTGACGAACCGCAGGAGATCTCCTGGGACGGTCCCGGGCTGAGTCCCTTGGTTCATGATCGAGCGAGTACGCGCATCTGGCTCAAGCACGGCATAGGTCACTCGATCATTGATGTATGCACGCAGGCTTCGCTCTAGATCCTGCCGGGTTTCACGAATAGCGCCGGGCGAGACAGGCCGATCTTGATCTCCCAGATACTGTGCAACGCGTTCGTCGGTGATATCCGCAACACCTTCCGGGGTCATGTAGTCACGACCGTCAGCCATTCGAGTGTCCATCTCGCGGAGCAAATCCCACTTACCGGCATCCAGATCGTACAGGCTCAGTGCGCGCCGAAGATCAGGGTTCAGCGATCCCCAGCCTTGGCGGCGACTCTGCGCCAGGTTGTGAGACATCATCAGTCCGGCACTGGCCTTGTTCGCATCCGTCCACCACGACAGGCCGTTTAGCCGGAAGAAGTGGCTCATGCCTCGGGACATGCGCCCACCCATTGAGTCGTCAGCAGAGAACCGGCGCATGATCTCGCCACGCATGGAGTCCGCGTAGACGCCGAAGCTTGAGAGGATTTCCCGTTGCTCACGACTACCGCGCCCCTTCAGCAGACCGGTTGCCATCTCCGAAAGACTGCCCAGGAACGAACGGCCTTGGTATTTCATCTCGCTTGCTGCGACCGGCAGGTCGGTGAACGATGAAAGCAGGGCGCCACCGAGTTTGGAAATCGACTGCCAAGCACGTACGTTTGCAGCGATACGCGCAGCAGCAGCGTTACCAGGGATTCGAGTCTGCCCACTTACCTCGCGGAATCGATTGCGGATCATCCCTTCGCGAGCCGTGTTGAAATTCGCCAGGGCCTGCGGATCACCGCCACTGCGCACGTCTTCCTTGATCACATCCAGGGCCATGTTCAGATTGGCTTCCGGATTTGTGCCAAGCCGGCGCATAAGGGCCGTGTTCTGGCCTGACAGGTCAAGGCCGCGCAATACCGCCTCGCGCAGGTTGCCAGTCCCATAGAGCCGGTTGTATTCGTGCCAGCCGATGCCATCGCGGAAGTGCAGAACGCGCTCCTGGCTCATCTTGCGCGCAAGGTTTGCTGGGCCGCGGAATCCATTCGGTCGAGCATCTCCTTGAGCGCGCAGATGATCCCCAGACACGAGACCATCGTAAATCCCGCGCATGTACCCATTCACATCCGACACTCCGTCGAAGGTGCGAGGATCCAACCGCGGGAGAATATCTGAAAACCACTGATCGAAGCCGGCTGCGCCGATCTTCTCGCTATCATGGCTCTGCCGGGCGATGTAGCCCGGGATGCGTCCAATACTGGCCCCGGCACGGTTGGCATCGAGGCGGGCCGCTTCTTGGTATCGCTGGATGATCTGTGCGATTTCGACAACTTGGGGATTCAGGTCAGAAACATCTTGGTCATTGCCTATGCGCCAAAGAGCATCAGCGATGTCTTGGTCGGAGTCCCCCCGAGCAAGGACGCCAACCAGATCGCCTCGTTCCAGGTCATTCAGCATCCCGCCAATGTATGCATCGCCGAGCGCCTTCTGTTCTGCCGCAACAGAGAGGCGAGCCCCCTTTCGTGCAACGTTTGTCCCCACCAAGAAAGACTCAACGCCAAGGTCGGGACGATCGGCAAAGGTGTTGCGCACAAAGCTGACTAGCTGCGCTCGAGCGCGCACATTCAGCAGCGCGTTACGACGTTCGATGATGGCAGCATGCTCAGCCTGGTGAGCTAGCTCATCGGCTGCTCGCATTGCCGCCTGCTCGGTACTATATGCCCCTTCCCTCGCGAGAATCTCCTGGGTGCGTCCACGCAGCAACTGGAAGATCTCTTGAATCTCCGTCGCCTCCATATCCCCCGCGGCTGCTCTTACTGCATCAGCGCAAGGACTGATTCCTGCCGGTAGCGTAGTCGCCATCAACCTCTCCCAATCTCACAAAGTGCAGCAGCCCGATAGGCTTTGGAATATTTCTCAGCCTTCGCGGCCTCGGCATCAGCTAGGGCGAATTCTTCTCTCCCCATCGCCTCTACCATGGCCCGTTGATCTTCTGGCAACTGATCAAGGATCTCGCGCGACAGTGCCTCGTCATCTGCCAAGGCTTGGCGAGCGTCCTCAAGATCATCTGTCGACTTCATCTCATCGATACGACGGCTTTCGGCAGCACCTTCAGGATCAACCCTGCGCTCTTGCGGGCGGCGCAGGTTGTCCATCGCCTGCGCTGCTTTGGCAGGATTCTGCAAGTCAAACAAATCAGCTACGGCAATGTCGCGGCCAGTCATTGCCTGGCTAACCGCAGTCCGCAACGCGGCATCGCGAATAGTCCAGTCGGACTCCTCAGCAACCTGACGGGCAGTTTTTACCGCCGCCCCAAGCGGCCTCTGGCGGTAACCTTCCATGATCTGCGCAGCCCGGGCTTCTACACGACCCGAAAGGCGTTCCGGCACTTCGCCACGATTGAGCGCCGCAATATCCTGACGCGCCATCTCGCCAGAACGGTTGCGCTCTATCTCTGCATTGATCTGCTCACGTCGAACCGATATCTGTTCGCTCTCGGTTGCGATGGCGTCTCGCGCCATACGTTCCGCCTGCTTGCGGCTGACCCTCGGTCCCTGGAATTCCTTCGCCCTAGTCTTGAATGTGTCGGGAAGCGCCTGCGCTCTGGCTTCAAGGCGGGTCAACTCCGCCCGAAGGTCTGCAACGTTGCCCACCCGCTCGGACACAAGGGATGGCCGAATCTCTTCGATGGCCTGGCTGCGTGCTGCCTGGTAAAGGTTTGCCTGATCGGCCTCAAGGCCGCGCGCAAGGGACTGCCTAAGCGCAACATCCGGGTCGTCATCAAAGAGGCGCCCATAGTCGACCTGGCGACGCGTCGTAGGCTCGGGACGGATGGCAGCGGCTACAGATGGCTGTGCGTCTAGCTCACCAACTACGCGACGCTTCAGCGCGTCAGATATGGCGCCTCCCACGGTATGCAAGCCGCCGCCAAGCAGACCACCAAGCGCGATGTTGGCTAGTGAGTCTGAAAGCCCATAGTCCGTTTGATCCTGAGCCGCCGCAAGCAGAGGTAAAGGCTCAATGATTGCCGCGCCGACTGCACCCTCCAATGCACCTACGCCAGCCCGAACACCGGCCCGACCGAGCGGAGAAGCTGCCCTAGCCAGTAGGTTGGCATAACGGGCTTCACCAACCACAGGCACGAATGCCGAGGCGATGTTCAGCGGGTCCAGCAGAGAGGCGCCCAGCGATGCGGCGATCTGTGCCGGCATAGTCCCAGAGCCGGCGCGAGCCATGATCTGCTGGCGTGCTGCCTGGGCACGGTGCCTGTCAATCAGGATGTCGAGAGCCCCTTGCCTGATCCCTTGATCGGGAACCTTGATATCCAGACCAGACTCGGCAACACGGGCTCTTGCATCCTCAGCGCTCAAGAGAGGAGTGTCAGGCTCTAGGCGAGGCTGAACTACGATTGAGTCACTGTCGTTAGTGAACCCTCGGCCCTCCTCTGCCTGCCTCAACTCCTCCATGCGCACAATCGAGGATGAAGGGTTGGTCGAGAATGCGGATTCAAACGCAGCCCCAAACACATCACCAGTATCTGCTGGAATGTCCAGCAGCGTGCGCCGGTCAAGCGCAGGAGCATCCTGTGTGTAGATCGTCATGGAACGATTCCAAGAGGTGCAACGCGATATTGGGCGGGGGCCTTGGTGCCTTGCTCTTGCAGTTCGCTCCAGGTCCGGGTGATCGGCTTGCCATCCTTACCAAGGACTCGGTAGCCGTTGAGCGTGAGGCTCAGGCCTGTCTCATCACCGTTCGTAACCCACTGGCCGTTGTCGATAACCGCCGAGTGCAGTTGCCGGATGTTCTCGGACTCTTCAACGCCTGGGATGCCAGGAAGCGGCATGAGATCATCAGGCTTCAGGTTCTCCAGAGCTACATCGGCACCACGGCTCACCGCGCTGGTGTCCAGATCCTTAGGCACTCGGTAGGTGCCGAACAGGTCATACTTGTCCCCAGCCATCCCAGCGACAACGCGTTGTGCAGCCTTAGCCGGTTTTTCGCCTTGCAGAACGTATGCGGACGCAGTCTTAACCGCGGCCTGGTACATTGTGTTGAAGGTGTTGAGGCCGCCAGACTGCCCCATAAGGGTTGCGGCGAAATCGGACATCTCCGATTGCACAGCTTGCTGGATCTCCTTCAACTGCCCGTCTTCCATACCCTTTTTAAGGTCACCTTCCTTCAGCGGAGCAACGCTTGCCATGCGCTCGGCCACATCCTTCGGCAGACCGGTTGCGATAACCTGGGCTTCAGCAGGCAGCTTCGAGCCAAGCTGGCGGATCACAGATCCGAAGTTCTTGCCCCATTGCGCCTGGTACTGCTCGATAAGTTGAGCCGCAGTATCGCCCTGCCCTGATGCGACACGACTGTTGAAGTCCGCGGCGAACTGGTTGGCCAGCGCATCAGGGAGAATCTTGATGTTCTGGACGCCCAAGCGTTGCTGCTCAGCAATCGCGGCGTTTGCGTATGCCTCGTATGCCTCCGGCGTGTTTTGCTCCTGGGCATTGACCAGGGCCTGTCGCACAGCAGGACTGTATTGAGCCACGTAGGCGGCAGGATCCTGCTGCTGTTTCTTCATCAGAGCAGTGCCTACAGTCAAAAGGCGCTGGTAGAGTTGGTTATCCTCGCGGAATCCCTCATTAGCCACGCCATCAGTGGTTGGCTGGAAGCGGCTAAGAATGGCCTCACGCTCAGCCGGATCAGCAGTAGCAAACTCCCGAATAGCCGGGGCGACCTCCTGCACCTTGCGGAACGAGTCCCACTGCTCCTGCGCGCGATCACCATAGGCATTCTTGAAGTCTGCCAGAGATGGAGGATCGGCATAGTCAAAGCCTTGGAGGTATGCGGCCTGGGCATCCTGTACACGGCTACTGAGTTCAGACCTGGCAATTGCCTGAAGCTGACGCTGCTCAACCATACGTTGACGCGCCTCCGCCTCCTGCCGACGAAAAGCTTGGTCAATGCCATTGCTGGCACGGATCTGGTCCTCAGCAGACATGCCAGTCTTGAACTGGTCGTAGTAGGCTCGGGCCTTCTGCGGCGAGTCGATCAGCATGCGCTGGATGACGGCCTGCGACAGCGAACTGTTAGCCTGGCGCCGCTGGTTCTCCATCTCTTCAGGCGACCAGCCCATGCGGGAGCCACGCATCTGGATCACAGCATCCATCTTGGCGCGGTTTTGCTCGATAGACTGCGGATCGTTGTAGTTCAGCGCAGCAGTGTCCATCGCCAATTGGATGGAAGACTTATCGACCTCGTCCTTGTAGACCTGTTGCTCACGGAACTCGTATTGCCCTAGCTTGGCCTGGAGTCCTTCACGGCGACGCAATGCCGCCTGATTGAACATCTCACGCTGGCTCTCGTTGGCCAGGTTTGCGGAGATCTGTTCACGCTGCTTGTCGAACGACTCGAGAGTCGACTGCGTGATGTTCAGAGCGCCTCGTCCTTTCTTTGTGAAGGCGCCGGACTGCGGGTTAAAGAGCGTGTCGTTTTCCCACGCGCCCAGCCCATTGTCAGCCTCAAGAACAGCGGTACGGTTCGCGTCCTCAATCTCCTGCCGCTGGACCTGTACAAATGCGTTTATCGCAGAGTTGATTCCTTGGGCGAGGCCTGATGCATCAACGCTCTGGCCAAGCGCGCGAGGCGCCTGCGGTACGTCAGGACCTACCCTGCGTCGATATTGCGGGATCTGTGCTGCCATCAGGAAAGCGCCTTGTAGTTGCCGTAGGCTTGCGAGCCGCCAGTGAGAAGAGAACTGAAGGCATTCAGGCGACGAGTGCGATAGTCGGCGCGGGCCTGACGGACCCCTTCGTTACCTTGCGTGACTATGCCAAACGCTTGATTGAATGCGTTCCGCCTGACCTGCTCTGCATCCATGGCGACCTGGTTCATCGTCGACTCTTGCACACGGGACGCGCTTCCGCTGTTTACGTCTACGCCGTTAGCCGCGAATCCGGCTCGTTGGGCGCCCACGATCTGCCGCCCCTGTTCGTACAACTGAGCGTCTTCGAATTCGCCTTGATCCAGCACCTGACGTGCCTGGCGATTTAGATAGGCCTGCTGTCGGTTCGCGGTGCGTACGGCATCCTTGCCCTGCTGAATCTGCGAATAGGCATTCAGCAGCCCGCCAGCTCCGGCAGCGCCTGCCGCTAATGCTGCGCCCATAGTTCGCCTCGCATAGTGAATGGGTGGAAAAGTTCACCGTTTACGCCGTACTCGACAGCATCGAGCATGTCGAAGCCGAGCCACTGCATCCAGCGCAGGGCCTGCTCATATCGTGCGTCGGTGTAGTTGATGAGTGCCGCGTAGCGTTTACGCATACGCTCAATCTGATCTCTGCACTCCTGAAGGAAAACTGCGCGATGCCTGGTAACGGCATGCGTGCTGATCATCCAAGGAACGCCGATTCGGTCGTCGTACCGAATGCATCCGAAGATCACGATAGGTTCTCCGCGGCTAATCAGAACAAACGCCTCTTCGCTCTGCTCCAGGGCGTAGCGCAATTCCTGCTCTACATCGGCGCCACGAATAGCCTCGAACTCAAGTCGATCTGCCTCACGAACATTGGCCACGACGTGAGCAATAATCTGCTCGTCGACAGCCCTAAGCTCAGCCCCCGGCCTGGACATTCGGAAGAACTCCCAAGATCGTAATGGGCAGCGGGTCGCTTTGGCGGATGAAGATGCGGCCATCGTCCGTCCAGTCTGTGCTGATACTGATCTCCGCCTTGCCTGTCTTCAGTTCGATAGGCTCGCCGTAGTTCTCTGTCGCACGCTGCTTGTATTCCCAGCCGCTTGCGGCCCTCAAACGATCACTGCGAGCGCCTGCCCAAAAGCCGCGACTCTGCTCGAGCAGCACGACAAGCTGGTTGATGCGCTTCTTGTTGCCGAGAAACGCCTGCTGGTTCTGCATGGTGATATCTAGCGTCTCTATCTCCGCAGTGATCGGGAGGCCGATATGCACAACAAGTGAAGGACCATCCAGCGTGATGGAGCCCCCAGAGACAACCGCCTGAGGCGCGACGTTTCCGTCTGCGAGAATCGAAACCGTCTTGCCCTCAAGATGGTCAAGGCCACTGATGGTGGTTGCGGCGAAGCCCCAGCGTGTCGCCGATATCCCGCGCAATGACTCAGGGACGATAGTCTGAGGTTCCACGGAAACGACGCCAGGGGAGTCATAGGAGAGAATCTTGACGGTCAGCACATCGCCGATGTTGTCCTCGTCTCCACCGCCATAGAGGATCAGATAGCGACCAACATGCCCGGGGTTGAACGGAGCCGATAGCGCCTCAAGGGTCAGAGGGTTCGGGTATTTCCAGTCAGTCCCACCGGTTAACGTAGCGCTCATGGTGCCGCGCCCGTCGTAGGTCAAGCCGCAGTCGACGAAGAACGAACGGTCATAGACGTAATCGCCGCTCGCGAACTTGTTCAACTGGCGTGACTGCATGCGCTCAATGTAACGCTTGGTAGCCCCATTGATCGTGCGCTTGACGATCATGTATAGGATATCTTCATCGCCCTCTGGGACAGTCGCTACGGACTCAACCTCGCCGTCAGTGTCGTGGCGATGCCAGGCAAATACCTGTTGCTCTGGCATGAACGTGAATCCGAGCAACACACCATCGTTACGGACCATCCACAGAACGCCATTGGGCGTCAGCGTGAATGCCTGGTCTTTGATCGTGTATCCGCGCAGGAGGTGCGAGGAAAGAACACTCACATCACTGGGCCTGAAACCTGCGTCGATATCGTTATAGGCAAGCGTTGACAGCTTGCCGCCACGGGCCTGGATGTACAGCGCAGTATTGGCGTAGACGGCCGGTATTACGCTACTAGACCCGAAGTAGCTCTGAGCGCTGACAGAAATCGACTCAGGCGTGATACCCGTTTCTTTCGAGGAACTAACCGACCACTCCGCGCCAGAGGTAAGCACCAGAAGATCACGCAGCGATACGAGGTGACGAATCTGGTTGACCTCACGACTAGCAATCGTGAACTCGATGCCATCGTCGTCCTTGTAGGGCTCAGAGTATCCGAAGTTGTGAAAATCACCGACACGGCTCATGTACACGGTCTGAGGATTGTTCTTCGTCGCAGCGAAGACGAGTCTCTGCTGGAAATACCCAACCACGGTCGGATGGTTGTTGCTGGCAAACGGGTTGTATCCGATAGGTACAGTCTTGTCGTTGTCTGGTGCGATGTTGATGTCACTAAAGGCGATCGTGTCGGCTTGTCCGATGTAGCCAAAAACACCGGATGACTTGTCCTTGTATACGTTGTAGTGGTCAGCACCTGTTACGGCTGCCCAGGACAGGGTGGCGCCAGGCTTATCATCGAAGCTTGCGACGGTTACGGTATTGCTCGCCCAGGATTCGATTGAGCCAGTCTCTTTCGTACTGACTGCCGTAACCCGGTATCTATAGTTGGTGGTATCTCCAGCGCCACCCACGCGAGGTGAACCGCTTAACCCTGTAGGCGCAGCAATAGATGGCTGGAACACGATAGGGGTAATGGTCCAGTTAGTCGGACCTAGACGCTTCAGTTCGCGCGGCGCCCAATTCGGATGGACGATAGTCAATACGTCTGCGGACTGAGTGAACTTTAAATCTGGAAGATCAGTGTCAGAATACGGGCTTGCGATCTCATAAGGCGCTCCGCCACTTACCACCTGACCGCCGTTGCTGATGAATCTGATGTAGAGATTTCCAAACTCAAGAATATAGGTCTGCTCAGTCGAGTATTGGAATGGAATCAAGCGGGTGAAGGTAGCGCTCGTCTTTACCTCTGCGATGAACTTCGTACCAGCCCTATTCTGAACGCCGCCCTCAGGAAGAACTTGAAAATTGCGGCAGGTGCGCAACCCGGTGTAGTAACGAGCCAGGTCAACACGACCATAGGTTGCAGGCGCCATCTCGCCCGCGCTGAAAGACGGCTGAACGAGCAGGGTCATGAGCGCACCGAGATGAAGGAAGATTCAGGCTGCGGGCCACGCTGAGCTTCGTTGAAGCTGGCTGCCCCAGCATTTCGGATTTCGTACTGATACTGCTGCTCACAGACTTGAGCGATGTTTGCGTCACGACTGAGCGCAGGCGCGACCTTTGCCGCCAGCTTCCACGACAGAGCAGACACGAAGATCGGATCGAAGATTTCAGGCGTAGATAGCTTGGTGGTGTACTCAAGCTTTGCGGGGGAGACAGTTGTCGAGATCAGCCTGCCGCTAGATCCATTGATCACGCGGAACTGAATCGGCGGGATCTGAGGCAACTGGTAGTCGCAGGGGAACGGGTAGTAGCCAACAGGCCACACCGAGTTGACGATGCGGCGAGCCAACAAGCAGTCAACAGGCATCGCATAGCAGTAGGGATACTCCGGGTCAGGGTTAATTGTCACTTCCGCCAGATCCACGAACGCTGTTGCGAAACCCCACGGAATGGCACGTAAGACCTCATCAACGCAGGACTCAAAGAACAGGCTGCATTGCTCAGCCTGCGCACTCGCCTCATCAAGAGCGTTGATCCGCTCGCTGTTACCGATGTGCGAAAGCGCCATGTTGCAGATATCGACTGTGCTAGGCATGGCCATCCTCGGAAATAGAAAAGGGCCCCGAAGGGCCCTGAGCGCATTGGTAAATCAGGATGCAGCCAGGCGAGAGGCTTCAGCCTCAGCCTCTTCCTTGGTGCCGGAGAAATCCCCGACCCGATCACCACTCGCGTTTACAACAATGTACTTTCCAGCACCGTGGTGTTTTACAGAAAGAACACCAACGCACTCCATCCAGGATCCAAGCTCTTCCTTGCTTTTGATCTCGAATGGTTCTTCGCCCGGCTCCCTGATGCGCCCATAGAAGCCGCGCTCTTTAGCAACCACTTGCATAGCGCGCTCCTTATACGATCGCGAAGCCACTGGCGTACAGAGTACGGTCCTGTACATCCTTGACCAAGCCAGACCAGAAGGTTCCAGCAGTCAAGGGGCCGGTGCCCACGGAGTAGTTGACGCGAAGATAGCGCCGCACCCCACGCGGAACGGCAACCGCAACAGGACGAGCGCCCGCAGTCATATCAGCCAGCGCAACAGCGCCAGAGTCGAACAGCGTAACCCACGTGGAGTTGTCGTCACTGGTCTGAAGCTGGAAGTTGACGGTTGCAGCGCCTGCCGCAGTGGCAGCGACTAGGACGGCGACGACAAGATAGAGCGGTTCGCCGGCACCAATATCTCGCCGAGTGTTGCCATGAGTGAGCGGGCCCAAGTCGACAACATCAGTCGAAGCGGCGCTCGCGGTAACGGCTTGGCCAGTAAGGCCACTGAACATATTCAGCTTATCGGTGATCATGTTATGGATCTCCAGATTGTGGAGAGGCCGGTCAAACGACCGGTGCCTCAGTGTTGAGCAGAGCGTCGACGGTACGGAAGGGAACGCCACGCAGACTGGTAATCCATTCGCCGTCATACTCGCGAATCGAGAGTTGGACGTTCTTCTTGTTCATCGCCTGGATGTCCATGCATTCGCGGATAGTGCGGTTCATGTAGAACGCCGCACGTCCCATACGCAGGTTCGGGATGCGGTGAAGGGCGCGGATCATGGCCTCGGTAAGCTTGATCGAGGTTCCATCGGTATCCGCTACAACATCAGAAACGTCGATGTTGCAAATGCGAACCGCATAACGCCAGTCACGCAGGGCAACGCCGCACTCCCATTTGTAGTGATCGCGGAACGCACGGAACACCTTGCCGGTGCCATCGTCTACCAGCTCGATACCCATGTCGTTGTGGTCGAGGCCGGCCTTTGATCCTTTCGGATAGATGCCATGTACAGTTTGGTCGCCCCACACAACCAGCCAGATGGAAGTGTTATCCGAGCCGGCGCCGCCCATCTTGATGATGTTTTGTCCGTTCTTAGCAGTGCTGTCGCTATATCGCGGAGCAAGGCCAAGGAACTTTGCCGGCTCTAGGGCGCTGTTGCTGTAAAAGATACCGGTGGCCATGTCCTGGTTCATGCCTTCGATGAAAGCCGAGTTCTCGGACAGTCGGAATGCAGCAGTATTACCGTTCAGCTCTGCCAGCTTTTCGTCCACGACACCGAGGTTTTCCAGGAGCGCGCAGGTTTCATCAACCTGAGCGGTAGTGGATTTGCCACGCGGAATACCAGAGTTTAGGGCGCGCCAGGTCCCGGAAGGCAGGCCGGTGCGGATCGTGGTGCGGTGACCAGTTGGGAGGTTACCCTCCAGCCACAGCATATCAGTGAGAACTTCGTTGGTTTGGTTCAGCATTTCGACGATGCGAGCCGGCTTGCTGTCCGGATCTTGACGCTTCGCCCAGTCGGCCAGGGTCAGCGCAGTATTGGCAATGATAGCCATGGCGTATTACTCCTTAGAGCCGTAGAAGACTTCGGCATTGGATTTGCGGGATGACATTTCGGTGGTGGTGCGATGCAGCTTGCCCTCGGCCAATTCCTGGCCGACTCGGTGGAAGAAGCGGACGAGTTCCGGGTGAGATCCCAGCCCGGATTCCTTCAGCATCGCGGTAAGCTCAGGGGTGCCGTAATCGGCCAGGGCTTTCTGTGCGATGCCAACGTTGGCCTCGAAATTGGCGCCACCGAATGCCGCGTCTTGCTTCAGTTCGGACTCCCACTTGGATACCTGCTGGTTGCGGTACTCGATTGCGGCCTGCTCAGATGCCTGAGCACCCGATGCCTGCCGCTTTGCGTCCATCTCGACCAACTTGCTGGCCTGTTCCTGGGTCAGACCCAGTTCCTTGAACACGCCGGACCATTCGGCCTGAGCCTCGGCGCTGAAGTCGTACCCCTCCGGGAGGGATTCGAACTTGTACGCGTCGGGTACTGCGGGCTTCTGTTCCTGCTGTTGCGCTTGGGCTTGCTGCTGTTGGCCCTGCTCGGCAGCTTGTTGCTGGCTAGCCTGGGCCTCTGACGTCGCACTCTCGGTCCCGCTTACGGTAGTGGTGGCGGTATCGACTGCTTCGGTCATTGGGTAACCTCGTCGGGTTGTTTGCTGTTCTCCCTGACCATGAGCAGGTACTGCTCAGGACAGAGGGTTCGGATTTCTTCGGAAAGTTTTCGGCCTACCTCATAGGCGCCGAGCAGATAGCTCTGCCGTCCGCCGTGGGTATCGAAGAGGGTTGAGCGGCCTTCGTACCTCGTGTAGCCCAGAAGATCCCAAACAAAACGGCGACCGCTTAGGGTCGCCATCTGAGACTTCACATCGTCTGCGCGCTGCCTTTGCTTCAGGCGCGAGGCTTCCTCACGCTGCTGCGTGATCTCGTCGTCTTCGAACATTTATGCTCCGAGTAGCTGGCCTAAAGCGTTGTCTGGCGTGACCTGGGTTTCGGATAGAAGCTTGGCGCCTTCGATGCCGCTTGCGAGCGCCTGCTGTGCTTCTGCCGCCTGCTGCTGACGGGCGCGCTGTTCGCGGATTGCGGCAACCTCTTCGTCGCCGCGGATGACAGTCGGGACAACACCAGCAGCCTCTGCGTACTCGTCGACCCACTGGTCCGCATCGAACTTGTCGCGCACTTCGGGGAACGCGCCGGACAGATTGCCGATGGTGGCAGCGATACGCTCCAGGCCATTGACCGCGCCGGCCTTTTGAGCCTGCGCCAAGATCGAGATGTAGTCGGCCTCGACCACGTTCTGGCCCAACTCTTCCGGCGGCTCAGGAAGTAAAGGTTCGCCATCGATGATGCCCGCCCAAATCGGCATGGACTGTCGAAGCATGATGCCTACTACACGACCGATAACAGGGTCTAAACCTTCAAAATCGACGCGCTCAACAACAGGCCCGAGCATCGCCATCTTCTCTTCGCGGCGTGCGTTGATCTCAGTAGCCGTGCGCACATCGTCCATCTCACTGATCATCAGGAACAGATCGGTGTAGAACGAGCGACGGATACGAGCCTCGTGACGAGCAATCTTGCCTTCGATCACCGCGAGCCACTGAGGGTTGGGCTCGTAGATCGGCATGATCGAGTTCTGCGCGCCAACCTGATCGACGTATGTGATGCTCCCCGGGTTGGTTGAACTCGGCTTGCCTTGCAGCGACATCGGCGCTTGGACGGCAGGATTTGAGCCGGTTTCGGCCATCCGTGCAGAACTGCGCTCATAGAGCTGGAGCGCCTTGATATCGCCCAGGCAGCGACGGCCCGGGCCAGTGCCATAGCAGTCGCCGGGCAGAGTGTCCCAGCGCACTACGGCTACCGGGAATTCGTGGAAGCCGCGATGCTCCAGAACCTTGTCAGGCGTGGCGCTCTTCTCCCACACCAGCGAGACATACGGCAGAAGACGGCTTACCTTTGCGCCTGGCAGATAGTCGGCATTTGGCTCAACCATCTGCACGCAGTCGAACCACTGATCTTGGCGCGCCTCGTCGAGCGCGTTCTGCGCCTGGGGGCTGAGATTCTCTTTGCCGAACCGCTCGGCCATCTGCGCCGCGGTTAGCTTGAACTCGCGATAGAACGCGTTGCACCTACCGTCTGCGCCGTTGGCCACGTAGTACTCACCAGCGGTGAACACCTCGCAACGAATGCCGTTCTTCGGGTCTTCGTCGATCCAGATTGCGCCAGTGCCGAACACGCCCATCTCAAGGTAGGACACGTGTTGGCAGTTGTAGAAGTTAGAGCGCAACAGCACATCACGAACACGCTCGGTCGCCTCAAAGAGCCACGACTTGACCGGGCCGAACTCCATTGCCTCCTTTGACTGGACGACGAGGTTAAACCACGGCCTGGAGCGCGAAGTAAGACCGCTCATCATGCCCGCAGCAAGCGCGCCGGCATCCTCGGTGGCCTCGTTGTTGATGATCTTGTTATTGCGCCTGTCGCCCTTGTTTACCTGCTGATCGCACAGCAGGCGGGACCGCATGGGCTGGATGAAGTCAGAAAGCTCGCGCCAGTTCTGCTCCCATGACGTCCGCTCGTTCTTGAGCATCGCCAGGCGCTTTTCCGCGTTTCGGCGCAGAGCTTCAGACATGTCAGCCCCCAAGCAGGGTTTTGGTTGCAGTGGTCGCAGGAGTGCCCAGCGCGCCACCGAGGATCGTGCTGGAGATACCAGCCATCCGCGCACGGCGGCGGCGGTCCTCGTTGAAGCTGTCGACGTTCTGAGCGTCGTTGCTCTCGATGTCCTTCATCTCAGTGGTCTGAGTCTTCGGCGCTTCAGTGGCGCCAAGCACAGCATCACTCAAGCCAAGCGTTGCAACGCTGGCCACCTTCTTGACTGCTCCGCCCATGGCGTGTGTCCTCAGCTAAATGGGTCGTACGTGGATTGGTGTCCGCCGTTACCGGCATAGAACGATTTCTTGACCACAGGGAAGGAGAACGTCAGAGCCAGCGCATCCGCCCGGTTGGGGCTGATACCTGCGCGCTTCTTCAACTCGGCCTTGTCCTCCAGGACGATCTTGCCGTCGAGCTTGACGCGATACTCAGGCGCAGAGATCTCGTCTGCGGTCTGCTGGTCGTTCAGCTCGCCGCCAGCTTTGAGCCATTCCTTCATCGCGTTCCAGATCTCGCCACGCTTGTTCAGCATTGCCGGATCGCTTGAGGCACCCCCGAACTGCACAAGCGTCCAGTTGCGCCCCATTGCTCGAGCCGCGCTGACAATGCCTGTGCCATAGCCAAAGTCGACGAATACCGCGTCGGCCTTGTACTGGTCTTCCAGCTGGGCAATACGCTGAGCCATCAGAACGTCGTCATCAGACTTCTGGTAAGTGGCGATCAGCTTGCTATGCAGCCCCTGCCGCATATAGATCGCGAATTCATCATCGCCTGACCACGACGGGTCAACGCCGATAACAACTGGCGCGTGGCTTACCATCGCCTCCGTAACGACGCGTGCCATTGCGGCATCGACCAGGCCAGTGCCGATGAATTGCAGATCAGAGGACGAGGGGAACAGGCCGCGAACACGCACCTTGAAGAAGTCGGAGTCTTCGCCGTAGTCCGCGGCCCATTGCTTGATTAGGTCTTTGTTGGTCATCCTGGCCGACCGGCTATCGATCTGCCTGGTCTTCCAACGATGGCGGAACTTACGCCAGCACTCGCGGAATCGACCTGTGTTCCTGGTGGGGTTCCCAAACACGAACCAGAATGGCTCACCGTCAGTTAGGCCGCCTTCTGCAACCTCCCATATCTTGTCCGGAACAGCAGATGCTTCGTCGAACAGATACCAGGGCGATGAAGTTGCAGCATGCAGACCAGCAAATGACTCGCTATTCTCTTCCCGGCAGGTCTGTCCATCTACCCTCCAGCTTTCGCTGTAAGCCGGGTGATAGATGTTCATGTTCCCTTTGCCGTTGTTGTACTCAAACCAGTGGCCAGTTATGCAGCGCTTCTTCCACTTGCCTAGCTCACCCCAGGTCTTGGTGCGCAACTGCTCGCCAGTGTTTGCTGTGACCACGCCCTTGGACTGCGGCCTGGTGCTCATGATGTAGAGGATGATCCAAGACGACAGCGCGGACTTCCCAATACCATGCCCAGAACTAGTTGCCGATCTATATGCCTCGACAGGCTTCATCCCATCGAAGTTGTTCGATCGAATCGCGGCGCCCCAGTCGATGAGGAACTCGCGTTGCCACTCATCAGGCCCATCGAAACCCTCTAGCTCACCCTTCCCCCATTCGAATGCGTATAGCACCCACCCAAGTGGGTCATAGAAGAACCTCCCCATGTCCTCGGCGAGCAAGGCCTCTGGATCAATCCTCTGTGTTTGCACGCTTACGGGCCGCCAAGATTCGATCAGTCAGCGCAATGTTGCCGCTGTGCTCAAGCTCTTGCTTGTCGCGCCACTCATCAGGGCGCCGGTTCTTCAGCCAGAAGATTGCAGCGGTAGTGTCGGGGGCATAGTGCTTGACGATGGGCGTCTCAACGATTGCGCCATCTACAACGCGGATATCCGTGTCGACATGGCTGAATCCCATTGCTCGGTGGTACAACGCATCAACCACTCGAGCGTCAGCAACGTCCTTGCCAATTTTTATGGCATCCGAAAAGGCTTCGTGCTGCACCTTCCACAGATTGAACGTAGAGAGGGAGACCCCGAACGCTTCAGCCATCTCGGCATTAGTCGCGCCCAGCTTTGCCAATGCCCGAGCTGTCTTGACGTACTCGGGCTTGTACTTGGTAGGACGACCAATGCTCATGACTTACTCCCCGGTAGCTTCCGGGCTGGTGGTGGTTTCGGGAGCTGGCTGTACCGGATCAACCGGAGCGTTCACAACAGCAGGAGTGATGCGCATCCACAGGAATTCACGAAACACGCCAACCACCCGCCCGGCATCAGAGTGCAGATGCAGGCCGTTAGCATCGATGAAGTGGGTTGCAGCTTCCGCTTGGTGGACGATGCCATCGGAAGTCTTTACTTCGTACTTGCTCATTGTTCGTGTCCTTTACGGATGTATTCCTGGAGTGCCTTTAGCTGCTCTGTGTTGGCTGAGCATGCTGCGTAGTTGGAGATTACTGTCTCGGCTACGCCTGATAGGCGAGCGTCACTTGGAGCCTTCTGTAGATCCCTTGGCTGCTTCATCAGCAGAGCCGGCGGCGAGTCGATCGATGGCGTCGTTGTGCAGGCGTACAAAGCCAGACACATCGCAACTAGCGTCAGCTTCGGGAGTGACATAGACCGGAATCTCTTTGACGATTGTCTTGGCGGCCTGCTCCACGTACTGGATGCGGTCGACGTACTGAGTAACTGTGCGGTCGTTGAGGATCAGCTTTGCTACAGCGTCGCTTGCGGCCTTCTGAGCCTGATCACGCTGCATCGATACAACGTCAAGGCGCAGCCACATGATGAGCAGTGCAGTGCATAGCACACCCACTGCAACGAGCAGCCACTTAGTCACAGAACACCTTGCCGAGTACGATGCCTGATACGTGGATCCAGAACAGAGCCGACCAGCCCAGGACCATCAAGACGTGCCAGATGATTCCGCCAGTGGACCACTCATCAATAACGAGGTAGGCGTTACGTGCGATCACAGCGAGGATGAGGATCGCGCCTAGCCATTCCATCACTTCACGTTCTTGAAAAAGATGTGGCCGCCGATCTGCGTTGTCTTAGTCGCAGACTTGGCCCAAGCTGGCTCTTTCACGGCCTTGGGCGCGTAGTAGTGAGTAGCGCCAAGCGTGGGGTCTTTCTCATGCCCTTCTACAGCGGCAAGAGCAGCTTCGCGTGCTGCGGTGTATTGATGACCTGGGATAGCCTTGCGGCCTCGCATGTATGGGGCATTCGGATCGTTGGCATTCCAGCACGAGAACTGCCACGGCTTAAGGCACACAGTCTCAATGCTGCTGCCCCACCAGCCGCCAATGGATGCCCGATTGAGGATCACCCAAGCTACGGCGATCATGCCTTCCCTTCCCTCGCCGCGGGCTTCACCCCAAATTGTTTTGGTGAGGGTGTCGAGGGCGGAGGGAGAGATGTTCATCAGCAGGTAACCGTAGGTAATTTGTAATCCCGAGGGATGCCAATGGGTGGCGACTGATAAGCCGTGTATGTCGGAGTCAGTTTCTCGAAGACGACTTTCAGATGATCTTTGATCTGTAACCACTGAGTTTCGTTTGGGGTCGCCCCGTTCAACTCAACGAAGCCTTGCAGCCAGTATGCAAATTGTTCAGGAGTCATTGCTTGTCTACCTTCGAGTTCACGTAACGCTCAGCTACTGCGCGGATCTTCTCCACGCCGAGGAAGCCAACGAAGCCACCAGCAAAGGCAGCCATGTTTTCCGGCAGATTGAAATAGGTCAGGAGAGGAACGATGGTCAGCGTAACGAGGCCACAGAGCGCGCCTTCCATCAGCGCTTGTCGACGAGTTCCACCGCCATAGATAACACGTGTGACCGCGACCACTACCGACAACGCCAGGGCGTAAAGCTGCGGCGACACAGTGGTCAGCCACGCCAATGCCGCTGACCAGAAGTTCGGGTCCTTTTCAGGCATCTTCATAGTCTCGGACTACCCGGTGAGGGGCTACAGGTGAATAAAACGCCCGCGGGGCTGCGGGCAAAGGCGCCGCTTGGGTGCAGCGCTGATGGGGATCAGTACCAGGCGGCTTAAAGCTCAGCCTGGCAGCCTCCGAAGAGGACTTTAATTGGGCAGTAACCGGATAAGCCGGCTCACTTGGGTCTTACTGCCATCGGTCCCTAAGAAGGGTGCATGCGGCCGGATCTGAACCCGGCATGAGAGCGTGGTTTTTACATGGGTACGTCGCTCTTCTACCCATCTCATCGCATCAGCTGCGCATTCGCATGCATAAACAAAAAGCCCAGCGCTAGGCTGGGCTCTGAATCTCATGCGGTAAAACCGCAAACTATGTAAATCTTTTCACTCTTCCGCGCGGATGTCAACAATATATTCTTTAGATCCGTATTCTATAACCGCGCTAATAAAATCCTCCCATCCTTCTTCATCGAAAACCATCTTGTCGCACAGTTGAGTATCTCCTAACCACAAATCGCAAGACTCGAATCGGATCCCTTCGTAAGATGACCACCAAGCTCCGCGAATTGATGAGCCCCAATCAATCCTATCTGCAAAGAACGGAAGATGGCACATGATCAGATACCATCTGTAACTTTCCAGATCCTTGATGTAGTCAAAAGTCTTCCTACTGCTGATAGCTTGGCAAACCTCAATGGCACGCCATGCCATCAACGCATCCATATTCAAATCGTATGTATCAATTCCGAATATTGCTGATGCTATATACTCCAGTCGCGAACGACTTTCACATTGAAAGCTATCCGATACTTTGTGGCTTTCTTCGAAAATTTTAATCCATTCCTCTTTTCCGCGCCCTTTCATGCCGCCTCCCTCATGCTCTCTAGAGCGCTATCCACCCATGCCACGCCGGCCTTGATCAGTTCGCGAGCCTTGGCTTCGCTGATGCCATGGTGCTTGCCGACGCGGACAGCGGTCCACTTTGCTCCGAAGTACAGCCACAGACAGTCTCCCATAAATGGCCCATTGACGCCGTGCTGCTTCTCCCTGGCTGTTAGACGGGCAACAGCGCTATCAACGCTCATTGCAAGTTCATCGGTAATGCTGAAGCTGATGCTGCTGTGCTGTTGTACGTTGTCACGCATGAGCGCGAAGCTCGGCGAGACGTAGCGAGGAACCCCCATCCCGCTCATTCGCCACCAGCCCCATTGCTCAAGCATGTATTCGGTATCCCAAAGTGCTCCCCGTTTTTTGTTCATGCCGCATCCCTCTCTCTTTTCCAACGCAGAAACTCGGCCGCTTCGGCAACGTCATGCAGAATGGTGATCATGCGCGGGTCGTTGTCGGGGTATGCAGGGTTAACCACCGCCACCATTGCCGGGCTGATGTTCTGATCGCGGAACCCCTTCTCGCGAGCGTACCGGTCGAAGATCTTGTAGCTGCTGACCTGCATTGCGTGACAGATGCGCCCGCTCGGAGACTTGAGTGGCATGTAGCCGGTTACGTGTTTGTGGCCACATACACTGATGTGATCCCAGGTGCCCATTTGTACAGCTTTCATGACGCCGTGCGCTGGGTTCCACATGGAGTGGCCGGCGAAGTCATGGCGGGCGTTGATCACGATTGAATGCTTCCCGCTGTTCACGGACAGGCGACATTCGCTGGACTGATACAGCGCGTTCACGCTGCCAGTGATCCAGTCGAGCGGATCACCTGCGCCGCTCCATGCATCGTGGTTTCCGCCGATCAGGAACAGCCACTTATGCTTCAGTTCCTTGATAAAGCCCTCTGCGAGAATCCAGGCTTCTTTGGCGGAGGTGGATTGCTCACCGTAGAGCCGAGCTAGGCGCCCCACCCAGTTGTTAGTGGTATCGCCCACGTTGCATGCGTACATGCCTTCGGTGTCGTTGATGATCTGGATATCACGCTGTAGGGTCATCCAATCAGTGCCGTCATCGTCGACGTGTGGATCACCCATAAAGACCAGAGCATAAGGGCCCTCAATAGGGACTCTTACGTTGATCAGCTTGCGGCCTTCCTCGTGCTGCATTTTGCGCTGATAGCGGCGGATGCGGTCTTGTACAAGCTCGCTATAGGTGAGATCAGCAGCAGGCGGCAACTGCACAATGGGAGCCTGAATCTCACGCTTTAAGCGAGACTTGTGCTCGTAAACTCGGCGCGGATGCATGCCGAACAGCGCAGCAACCTCGGGTACTGTCTTGTGCTGCAGCGCTTCGATCAGCTGCTCATCGGTCGCTTTGCGTTGGGACATTAGGCTTGCTCCTGTGCGTTGTCAGCGATGGTGTAGTGCTTCGGCGCCTTGTCGGAGAACAGGCCCTTGAGGTGCGCCACCTGCGGGGTCAGGCTTTCAACCAGTTCCCGGTAACCGGAACCGTTGTACTGACGGTCATCTACGAGCTTACCGGCCGCTTTGGCGTCAACCAGGATCGCCAGGCATGCCAGGGCGTTGGCGAGATGGGGTGATCCGCTGTCTGGAGCGCACTCTTCACCCTCGAACCATGCATCCAGATGGCGCTTGCAGGCGTCCACGTAGATGGATGCGCGCACACCAGCCTCACGCCAGTTGCTGCGCCCGAACTTCAGCATCCCTTCTAGCAGGCCAATGCAGCCCATCTCGGTAGCGGTAGTCGGCCAAAGGTGAAGCGGCAACTTCCCGCTACCGATTAGGTCTTTGGGATTGGTCGGCTTGACGTCGCTCATGCGCTCTCCCCTTTGCGATGAAAAGTCTTGTCGTACCAGCGGTAGAAGTACTGCGCGGAGGTGATACCGATGGAACCTCCGAAGCCAGAAATCACCAGGAAAGGGACGGTATCGATGCGCGAGTGCGCGACGGCCCAGATGTAGCCGAACTGGGCTAGCGTGATCATCCAGGACACTACGAAGCCGGCGGCGATCTTGTCGTCACGAAGGAGCTTGCTGTTCAGCCCCAGGAGGAAGACCTGGGCGAAAGCTGAGGTAAAGATCAGGACACCCTGGAGTTCAGCGGTCATGGCTTCTCTCCGAACCGTGCGATCAGTAATGCATCGGCAATGGCTTGCCCGCGGCATTTGGTATCTAGATCCCGCAGGTTTGGATAGAGCTGGATGGCTCGACTCCGCGCAGCATCCTTGTCGCTTCCAATTAGGCCGGCGCGCTTCTTCCATGACTGAGGCGTTACGAGGGTATAGGGAATGCCAAGTCCCTGGAGAATCCCCTCAACCACACCTGCGGCATGGCCAAAGGTGAACATTGATGACACTCCCTGCCCGGGCATCGCACCAACCTTCTCCAGATATGCATGGGCCGGCTTGCTACTGACCTTATCAAGCAAGAAGGCGGCGATAGCGGCGCCGTTCACGCGGCTCTTCGTGCCTACCTTGGTGGTTGGCATGGCGATTGATGCCACATACGAGAAATCGTCCCGCAGAACGACAACGGCGCCTGTACAGCCAGGGTCAATTCCTATGATCATGCCCCGTCCTCCGGCTCAAACACGATTCAGTTGAAGTCGAGATCGATGATCGCGCTCATGAGAATGCCCTTCATCATCGACTTGGGCAGACTGTGGTCCTGGCCAAACTTGATCGCGCCGAGCACAAGTTCATCGAACATCGCTTCGTCCCTAATCAGGGCCTCATATCGGTCCTCGCGCTTCTTCATCGGAACAACTTTGTCGTCGCTCATCCCCGCGCCCTCACTTTGTGCTTGTTTGCCATGTCTTCGAGCCAGGCGAATTCGTGGGGCTGGATGAGCCAGGCCCAGCGCGCGATGTACTGGCTCTCTTCATCGCAGATGTCATGCTCATGCCCGACGAGATAAATTGATCCATCGGTGTCCTCCCAAAGCAAAAGCATTCCCGGGAGAATCTCGTCCGGCGCCCCTTCGTTCCACTGGACGTTGCGGATGTTGCTCATTGATCTTCCTCCAACACCCCAATGAATCCGTCTGACCTGTTGTGCCCGCAACAACAGCCAGTAGTGACGACCCCAATCTCCCAAAGAGCCTTAACAGCGGGAGCAATACACCGATCAATGCAGGTCGTTTCTCGGAACTGAAGGCATCCAACTGCACCGAGTTCCAGCATGTGTCTTGGCGTGGGAAGCTCAACTTGATTGCTGTAGTCGCCGAATTCGACAGCGTTGCAGGAACAACCCCTGGGTATACGAATGTTGTACTCACGCATTTGTCACCATCCTGTGCGTCTGCACATGGGCATGGCCAGCTAGTGTCGAGACGATGAAGCCTTGCGGAACTCCAGCTTTCTTCGCTTCGTCGATGGCTTCGGCGATCTTCCGATCCATCTCGAAGAGTGCCTCCTTCTGCTGGCGAGAAACGACGCCTCCAGCAGAGAGCATTGCGATATTGCTCATACCCCCTCCTTCGCATCGATGAGGCCCATGCGCGCTAGCTGGGCGGTCTGCTGCTTCACGTACTGTTCTAGGATCATGCGCAGTCCCTCTCGGCCAGGATTTCCATGCACTCTTCCAGCAGTTCGAGCTGGCTCCCGTACTTCTCTTCGAATCGTCTTTTCCATGGGTGTACTGCGATTAGTCCGGGCGCTCCGGTGCCGTCCTGGTGGTGTCCGGCGCAGAGTGGAAGCACCTTCAGGTGCGCGCCTGGCTTCGTGCGCCCGTCGATGTGGTGGATGCTGACGTGCATGTTGCGGATGCCATCCTTGCGGCAGGCGATGCAGCCGATCTCGGAGGCCATGCGGTCGTGGATGTGCTTCTCGTAGCGAGTGGGAGTGCGGCCCTTCATACCTCCACCTCCTTCGCCTTCTGCTGCTCGGGCTGGAAGTCGCCGCGTAGGGGCATGAGATACCGTTCAGGTATGTAGAGCCGGTCTCCTTCATGGAGCACCCACCAAGCTGGCCGATTCACCTGAAAGGTCTGGCCGTCGTCGACAAATAGATCACCGGGGGCAAGTCGAGACATCAACTCGACTACCACTCCCGCACTGATGCAGTTGGGGATGTCTTGCAGATTAAGAGCGAGATCGCCCGCCTTGAACTTGCTCATGCGGCCTCCTGCATCATCAGAGGCCACCCTTGCTCCGCGGCCCATGCTTCGATACGAGTCATGTAGTCGCCGAACTCAGCGACACTGAGCGTGGTGGTGCTGATCCCGCGTTTCCCGCCACCAGGCAGGTCATCCCAGCCGATAAAGGTCTGCTTGAAGTACTCAGCCCATGCTTCTGGCCCGTACTGGCGCCCATCCAGCCAAGCCACGGCAGACAGATCACGGAGTAGCGCGTGGTACCGCTTGTTCTGCTCGATGGAGCGCTTCGACTTGAGGGGGCGCAGGACCAGCTCGTAGCCGCCCTGAGCGTCACGCATGAGCCCCTGGATAAGGTTCCATGCCGCAACGAAAGCCGGACGGATACCTGCGGCACCTTGAATGCGGAATGTTCGGTCAGCCACAGCACACCTCCATCCGCTCAATCATCACGTCATTGCGCGCAGTGCAGACCGCCTCAGTCACCGGATCGCAGTCGTACACACCGATCAGTTCGCCGTTTACGATCTCGCCGTCGCGGCATTGCTGCTCGGCTTCGCGCCAGGTACTGGCCTCAACTTGCCGACCGTAGGTGCGCAGTCCTTCCATGCGCAGGAGTTCGAAGGTCTTCATTCAGAACCCTCCAAAACTCGGTCATGCTTAATCAAGGCCTTTGTCTTGTGCTCTATTCCCGTCTCGCAACTTTTTCGGATTAGGTTCCATCTTGAATCGAGGATGTATCCACGACTTTGAGCAGTAAGCACGCCAAGCGCCTTGTAAACACGACTCGGAACGTAACGACCGCACTCTTCCTGGATGTGCATGCAGTTCAGGCAAACTCTTTCTTGGTATGCCTTCCCTGTGCTAGATACCTTGACCTGGAAAGCGAACGCGCACATAGGCGCGCCGCACCGATCACAAATGTATTCAAGCCCCATTACTCCGCTCCTTTGCTGCCGTATCGGTCAGACAGTCGAGTTACCTTCTGCGGGGTAGCCACTTCATCAGGACGCCACTCAGCGGACAGGTTTTCAAAGCGGTTGTACTGACCCAGGAACGCAGCGCGCACCGTCCCCGTTTCAACTTCGCGTCCCTTCGCGATGATGATCTCAGCCACCCCTTTGAACTCGGTATGCTCGTTGTAGACCTCATCCCGATACACGAAGAGGATGATGTCTGCGTCCTGCTCAATAGCGCCGGATTCGCGGAGGTCGGATTGGATCGGACGCTTGTTAGGGCGCTCCTCACACTTTCGGGAAAGCTGGCTTAGGAGAATTACTGGAACGCCAAGTTCGCCTGCCAGGAGTTTGAAGCCGCGGCTGATTGAGCTGATGACGTTGACGCGGTTCTCCCCTTCCCCGTCCATGAGTTGCAGGTAGTCGACCATCAGCATGTCGAGGCCATAGCGCATCTTGTGACGGCGTGCCATGGCGCGAACTCGGCCAATCGTATTCAGAGCTGGCTTATCAGCGAGGTACAGGTTGGACATGCTGATGGCCCGTGATGCGGCGCCCAGTTCGGTACCGTACTCCTCGCATGCGGTACCGTTTCGGATCATGCTCAGCGGAATCTTCCCGACTGAAGCAACGGCACGATCAATGAGCTGTCCATTGCTCATCTCAAGGCTAAGCGCCAGCACTGACTTCCGTTCCTTGAGCGCCGCATGGATTGAGCAGGACATTGCGAAGGTTGTCTTGCCCATAGCTGGCCGGCCAGCTACGACGATCAGTTGGCCCGGCAAGAAACCGCCGATCTTGGCGTCAAGATCAGTCAATCCAGAAGAAATGCCCATCAGAGTTTGGCCGCTCTGATAGCGGTCGTGGCGGTGCTGCCAGACCTCAACCTGGCTTGCCAGGACATCTGAAGCCTTCTGAACGTCAACGCTAGTTTCGCCGGCATCCACCGCCATGATTGCGGCATGCGCAGCAGAGACCTTTTCGGCGGTCTCCTGACTCGAACTGGCAATCTCGGAAATGTCCTGGGCAGCGACATGCAGTGCCCGATCAACAGCCCGCTCACGGACGATACGGGCATAGGTCGAGGCGCTGGCAATACTCGGAGTGTTCTTCACGATCTCGCAGCAATAAGCCAGTGCCGGTGTCTCGCTAGGTAGCGTCCCAAGCTGCTCAGCCACGGTCAGGAAGTCGACCGCTTTGTTGGCAGAGCGAACCGCCATGACCGCCCGGAACACCTCAGCGTTGTCTGCGAAGTAGAACGACTCCGGGGTCAGCTCATCGGTAAGAACGTCGATCAGCTCAGGACGCTGCATCATCGCGCCAAGAACCCCATGTTCGGCTTCGAGGCTGTAGGGATCACGCATGGTAATTTCCCTCCACAACCTTGACGAAGTTCGAGGGAGCAATCAGCCAGTCGAAGGTGGCCCGGAACGGCTTCCCGCCATTGCGGCCTGGAACCTTGCCCATCAGGAACGGGGAGGCCTTCACGCTCTCGAAGTACTCACGCCAGAACCCAAGGTCACGGTGAGCTGCATGCTCACGCCACCGGCCTTGGAGATGCTGACGCCGCCCCTTGTTGATCAGGGCAACAGATGGGAGTTCGGACAGGATTTCGTGGTACAGGTCGACAATTGCCTGATGAGGGCAGGCCTCGACCCGGTTAGTTTTGCGAACAGTCTCGGCGATCAACTCGCCCTGCTCAGGTTGACGCTCGGCGTCGACAAGTTCCGAAGGAACTAGATTTTCTTTCCTGTCTTTAATGTGTGTAACTTTCGACACACTGGCAGGTGCTATTTCTACACAGTGTGTAGATTTCAACACAGTGGATTTAGTCTCTATCTTCCACTCAGAAACTGGTAGGAATGTCAGTGGATCACGGCTACCACCTTCGCGATACAGCACCCGCTGACGGATCAGCGCGTTAATTGCGCGAGATACATTGGCCCGCTCCTTCGCAGCCTCTTTCTCGCCATACATCATCTTGGCGATGTAGAGAGCCGCAACCTTCACAGAATCACGGTTGAAGCCGGCAGTGAGACGATGGATAGCCAGGGCTACCCGCAGCTCCCTGCCAGACAAATCAGCGCCAATGAGCGCCTCGTACAGGTCGTTATCCATCCGGGTAAACCCCCCGGTGTTGCGTAAAGAAACGATATTGCTCATACTCGGTCCGTCCGTTCGTGATGTTCCCCGCGTTCACCGGTTGCAGCCGGCGCACGCAATGAAAGCCGCAGGTACTGCAAACACAGTCCTGCGGTTTTTCGTTTCCGGTCTTTGGTAAAGCTTGACCCAACCATTTCAGCCGCAGCAGCGGCTAGCTGTTGGTACTCCTCTCGAGAAACCGTTGGTTCCCCGGACTCCCCGCCCATGCCAGCCAGGGCTCTGTCCAGCAGCGCATTGATGTGCTTAGGACGGCCAGCCATCAATCCCACTCCAGTTGCTCGACGCTCTCGACCTCAGAGAGCTTCGATTTCGCCAGGTGCAAGATCGCGGCGATCTCCTTCTCGTTGAAGCACTTCATCTCGTTGCCGACGACCTTCAGGTCCAGCACGGCCAAGATCCGGGCGAACTCAAGGAACTTCTCCGGCTTCATTCGGCTGATCGTCGACTCATCGCAACCGACTGCATGCGCAACCGGCGCATTTCCAACCGATGCAAGCCGCTGCACGATGAGGCTGTAGTTCTTGCGGGCCCTTGCTTCCTGCTCGGGGTTTAATTGACTGGCTGTCATGTCAGGCAACCGCCGACAGCATTTCCCACGGGAAAGCCGGACACAGGTCCTCTTTCTTGAATTTCCCGTCGGTCAAAACCTGAGCCCGCTTCGCAACAATAGGAGACATCCCGTGCTTTCCCCGGACCCATCCAGACACAGTGCTTTGGTCAACGCCGAGCTTCGCGGCGGTCTCGTCTTGAGTCCCAAAATAGGCGACGAGCTCTTTGTAGATGGTGGTCATAGCTTCCCTCCTTATGGGAATACTCATACGGTACAGCAGGGGAATACTCATTTGCAAGGACATGGGAGCGCCCATGATAATTTTCGGATGGAACTCAAAGACCGCATCAAGGCCGCGCGCAAGCACGCCAATCTCACTCAGGCTCAACTGGCTCAGCGAGTCGGCCTGGACCAAACATCTATTTCCAACCTTGAGAAAGGAAAATCTCAGGGATCGGCGTATATTGCTCAGCTAGCTGCTGCTTGCGGGGTAAGCGCGTTATGGCTTGCCGCTGGGCGTGGCAACATGAACAACAATGAAGAGGCTTTACCAGGAGCCCCAAGCGAAAAGGACTACGCCCTGATACCTCAATACACTGCTCGCGGCGAATGCGGCGATGGGTATTTCAATGATCACGTTGAGACCACCGAAGGGCTTGTCTTCAAGCGCGACTGGCTGAAACGTGTAAACTCAAAGCCGGAGAACCTCTTTGTAATCTATGCTGATGGCGACAGCATGGAGCCTTACATATTCGAGGGAGATGTGGTCCTCTTCGACACCTCCAAGACAGACCCACAGGACAAGCAGGTCTATGTCATCCGGAGGCCGGATGGCGGCGTTAGCATCAAGCGCCTTAACCAGCAGTTAACAGGAGCGTGGCTAATCCGTAGCGACAATCCAGACAAGTCCGCTTATCCGGATGAGATGGCTAGTGAAAGCTCAGTTCATGAGCTTCCAATCATAGGTCGCGTCATATGGCGCGGTGGCGGCATTGGTTAGGAGGTCACTTTGGCTGTGTTCATCGCTTACCTAGCAGCTTCCCTTCTTGACCCATTAGCCTTCGTTCTTTGCGCTGCTATCGGATTCTTCGTAGGTAACAGAGTCTCGGTGCTGATTTCTGCGTGTGTATATGTTGCTATCACGCTTGCCCTCTCAGCCGACACCCCTGCCTGGCAGAGCCCATTAGGTCTCCTTATGGCAAAAGCAACAGCAGGCGCTATTTTCTGCCTGATTGGCATCGCCGCCAGAAAATTCACCCTAAAACGCCGCAACTAGACCATCCAGAAAGCAGCATTCAGCCCGCCTAGCGCGGGCTTTTTCATGGCCTCAAGAAAAAATATGGGGAAACTCATTGACAACGAATATGAGCAATCTCATACTCACCTCAACGCCGCAGAACACCGCGGCAACAAGCCGGAGACTCACCGGCTAGCACGGAGGACGCGAAACCCTCCCCGGCCCCGCAAGGCGAAAGCATCAAGCGGGATCGACCGGCCCCGAAAGGGGAAAACGATTTCTCAGATGCCCTTCGCAAGAGGGGCATCGAAGAAGTCAAAACGCCCTGGAGGGCAAAAACAATGACGCGTAACGAGTACGACGATATGGAAGCAACTGCAAACGTGGCGTTGGCAGGCCTTCTGGCTGGCGACTGCCAACTCGCAAACAACCCTCAGGAGCTTGTGGAGTGCGCATTCGATATCGCCGAAGCCTTCAACGCCGAAAAGAAGCGTCGCCTCGGCGAGCGTCCTGGATGGGACAACTGAATCGCTACTGATACGGCCCTGCTGACCAACCCCGCCCCGGTTCGCCGGGGCATCAAAGAACACCAGCCTTATGGCTGTATCGGAGAGTGGTCTGAATGCGCAGACAGTCGAGAGCGGGATGACGGGGAAACCCTACTGCCAGCGGCCGATGCCGTGGGTGTCTGTGATAAGTCATCGGCTGCCGGAGATCAGAACCGGCCAGACCACTCCCCCATACAGCCAATTACCAGCCCCCGGGCAAGAGAGGAATCCATGCCAGACCTTGGCGAGTTCGCAGCGCTGTTCGTTGTCCTGTTTCTGACTATGTATTGGTGAGGTGAGCGATGAGTGAGTGGATAAAAGCAGAGGAAAGGCAGAGCGTACAAGCGCGTCTGATAGACGCCGCACCTGAACTTCTTGAGGCTCTAGAGAAGGCTGTTGAACCACTTGAGATGTATAAGTGCTATGGATGGCCTGACTACGATGGAGTTATCAGGAAGATAAAGTCCGCAATCGCCAAGGCAACCGCCTAACCGCGCCCTGGCGCATACACACTGGAGGCAAGATGAGCGAAGAAATCACAGCGCTCGAATACGTTGAGCAACGCAAGGCGGAACTGGACCAATTTGCCAGATTCTGGTTGCAGAACCAGGGCGCTCCCGTCTGGCCCGAGAAGATGGCCGAAGGCGAGTGGTTCGAACAAGAGGCAGCTTGGGGATCATATACCGAGCGCCACGACTGACTTCCCCGGCAAGGACGCCACCCTTCAATGGGGATGACTGAATTGGCCCGCGCCAAGTCAGCCGCCGGTGAAACTCCGGCCATCCCCACCCTACCCCTCATTAGCCCGGCAAGTCCGGGCATTTTTTCGCCTGTATGCGCATGCGAATCGTGCTTGGTGCCAATCATGAAGTCCGACGGGACAAGGCGGGGGTGCAAGTCCTCTCCTGCATAGTGCAGCAACCACATGACCCGGTTCGAATCCGGGGCGATTCGCAGCCGCATGCACGCGAACGCGAGGTGAGACATGAACACCGCATTGAAATACGCCCAGGAACGCTGGGACAACGCGCTACCGCCCGACGATGACGGCGACCGCGAGTATGTCACTGAGCAAGTCGGCAAGCTTCTGAACTGCGAGGACGGTGATTGCGTGCCGTTCCATGACAAGCGACAGCGGGCCTTTTCCGGGCCTGACTTCACCGTCTACGGATTCGCCGGATTCGTCCCGGAGTGGCTTGCAGAGGTCGACAGCAAAGAGTGTCCGATGACTCAGCTACTGCTTGCAGTGCGCCGCGGCGATCTGGAACTGGCCCAACGCATCTGGTTCCGCACATTCGAATCCACGCTTATCGAGAACGCCGAGAAGCTGGTTAGGGAGAGACGAGTATGAGCATTGACTGGAGCACGGCACCGGAGGGTGCGACTCATTGGGAGCCGAGAGGACCTGATTTCAGCGAAGGATGGATGAAGAAAGAAGGGAATGAATGGTTTTATTGGAGCGAAGGAACCAACAAATGGTTCAAAGGGAAGCTTTCCTGCAATGTGTCCGCTGAGCGTGAAGCGACATTCGAGGCTAGACCGCAAGAGGCCTGGGACGGCCAGGGCCTGCCGCCGGTGGGCATCACTTGTGAAAGCTGGCGAAGCGGCGTCAGGCGCATCGTGAAGATCCTGGGACACGGCGACGAATACATCTTCGTTCGCGAGGATGATGGGCGCGAGATTTTGCTTAGCATTGGCGATGGACGCGAGTTCCGTCCGCGTCGCACCCCCGAGCAGATCGCCGCCGAGGAGCGGGAGAAGGCAGTCGGTGATATGGCTATGTCAATTCAAGGAGTTCCATATCAGTACCCTACGCTTTACGCACTCTACGACGCCGGCTATCGCCGCCAGGAGTCATCCACATGACCATCACCATCGACCTGACCAAGGCCGCCCAAGTCCTGATCTTCGGCGGCTTTTTTGTGGGCAGCGTGTTCATGTTCGCCATGGCGTTTGTTGAGGTAGCGGGGCTATGAAGCGCGCACCAGTCGATTTACTTCGCAAGGCCATAGAGGCCGCCCAGGTGCTCAAAAATACGGGCGTCCTGTTCGTGCCCATGCCTGTCCTTAGCCAAGAGGACCATGAGCAGCTAACCAGTGAAATGCTGGCTCGGCTGACAAAGCTTGAGGAGGACGAGGAATGAACACTCGCCGCACAGCAATCTGGTTAGGCAGCCTCTTCGGCGGCCTGCTGTACCTGTTCATTCTCGCAGCCGGCCCGATCTGGGGCGGGATCATCACCGCAGAATCTACGGCCACTGGCCAATAACCCCTCCCTTCACTGGCTGCGCATGCGCGGCGAGGATCATTCATGTCCGCAGAAAACCAACTGGTCGAAGTACCAGCCAAAGAAACCGCTCTGCAAGTCTATTCGGCAGCCAATGGCCTGGATCCTTTCCTAGCCAAGATTCGCGAAGAGATCGACGGCTTCGTGCCGGATGTGACCACTCGCAAGGGCCGAGAGGCAATCGCTTCCATCGCCTACAAGGTAGCCCGCTCCAAGACGGCGCTGGACAACGTGGGCAAGGAATTGGTCGCTGAGCTGAAGGAGGTTCCGAAGAAGATCGATGCCGAGCGTAAGCGGATGCGCGATCTGTTGGATTCCTGGCAGGCCGAAGTGCGAAAGCCGCTGACGGAGTGGGAAGAAGCTGAGGAAGCGCGGGTTTCCAAGCACAAGGCGGGAATCGAATGGTTCCGCTCGCGTCCTGACGAGCATCGTTACTCAGACAGCGCACAAATCCGTGCCGCAATCGCCGAAGTACAGGCCGTCAAGATCGGGGATCCATGGCAGGAGTTTGAGGCCGAAGCATTACGGGCAAAAGCCAATGCGCTGGAAGCCTTGTCGGGCCACCTTGCCTCCCGTGAGAAGTTCGAAGCCGAGCAGGCCGAACTGGAACGCCTGCGCGCCGAAGCAGCAGCACGCGAGCAGAAAGAGCGCGAGGAGCGCATTGCCCGCCAAGCAGCAGAGCAGGCACGGCGTCAGGAAGAGGCCAAGGCCCAGGCAGAACGCGACGCCGCAGTACGCCGTGAAGCCGAAGCACAGGCAGCAGCCGAGCGTCGCGAATTAGAGCTGAAGCTACAAGCTCAGCAAGCGGAGCGCGAAAAGCTAGAAGCCCAACAGCGCGCCGAACAGGCAGAGCGTGATGCGCAACGACGTGCTGAAGAAGCCGCAGCGCAAGAGCGTCGGCGCCAGGCCGACGAGCGGGCCCGCATCGAACGCGAGGCTGCTGCACGCGAAGCCGACAAGGCGCACAAAAAAGCTATCAACAACGAGGCGCTGGCGGCTCTTATCGCCGGTGGCATGCCCGAGGAATGCGCCAAGCAGGCGATCACCCTGATCGCTCAGCGCAAGGTTCCTCACATCACGATCAACTATTGAGGTTAACCATGAGCAACGCAGTTGCACAGCGGCAGGAAAGTGCTGCCGTCATCCAAGCCAACGAAGCAACGACAGTGCTTCAGGTAATCCAGAAAGCTGCATCTGATCCTGGGTGCGACATCGACAAGCTAGAACGCCTCCTGGCAATGAAAGAGCGGATGGATTCCAAGGCCGCCGAGGTAGAGTTCAACGACGCCTTGTCTCGCGTACAAGCCCGCATGGGCCGTATCGAAGCCGACGCGACCAACAGCCAGACTCGCAGCAAGTACGCCACCTACGGAAAGCTGGATAAGGCCCTGCGCCCCATCTATACGTCCGAGGGCTTCTCGCTTTCGTTTGGTACCGAGAACGCACCGGAAGGCATGGTCGGCATGGTCTGCTTCGTCAGCCACCGCTCCGGCCACACGCGCCAGTACCGCGCGCACGTTCCCTCGGACGGCAAAGGTGCAAAGGGCGGCGACGTGATGACCAAGACGCACGCCTTCGGCTCCGGCACCTCCTACGGCATGCGCTACCTGCTGAAGATGATCTTCAACGTCGCCATCGGCGAGGAAGACGACGACGGCAATGCTGCTGGCGACGACAGCTTCCGCAACGCGGTGCTGGACGACCTGATTGCGAAGGCAAAGGCCGCACCGAGCAGCGCCGAACTCCAAGCCGTATGGCAATCGGGCCTCAAGATCCTGCAGGCAGCGAAGGATGTGGCCGGCGCCGATGAACTCCGCGCCGCAGTCACTGCCCGCAAAGCAGAGTTGGAGGACACGAAATGATCCTCATCGAATGTGATCAGGGCTCAGAGCGCTGGCATGCAGCGAGGGCCGGGGTCATAACCGCCAGCATGTTCGGCGATGCCCGGGCAAAGCTGAAATCCGGACCGAATAAGGGCCAGCCCACATCGGCGGCCTTGGACTATGCCTTCAAGCTCGCCGTCGAGCGCATTAGCGGCGAGCCCTTGGATGGCGGCTTTGAAACCTGGCAGATGAAGCGCGGCCACGAATTGGAACCCATGGCCAGGATGGAGCACGAAATCCAGACCGCCCTGATGATCCAGCGCGCCGGCTTTGTGACTACCGACGATGGCTGTTTCGGTGCCAGCGCTGATGGACTGATTGGTGAGGACGGTGGTAGCGAGTACAAGTGCTTCCTCGCCCCGGAGAAGCTTCGTGCCTTCCACATCGACAACGACGCCAGCGGGATCATGGATCAGGTTCAAGGATGCATGTGGATAACGGGGCGCAAGTTCTGGCACGTCGGCATGTACTGTCCTGCTCTAGAGCCTGTAGGCCGTCAACTCTGGTGGCGAGAGTTCAAGCGCGACGACGACTACATCGAAGCTCTGGAGGAAGACCTGTGGCAGTTCAAGCTGCTGGTCGACGAGTACGAGGCAAAGCTTCGGGAGAAGGCGGCATGAGCCAGATCGACTTCAGCCGTCATCCTGTAGATGTGCATCGAGACGAAATAGCCAGCCAGGTAGATGCGTTCCTGGCGGGCGGCGGAAAGATCGCATCTATCCCAATCGGCATGTCGGGAGACAGGGACGCCAAGCCGAACAGCAGACCGGCACGAAAAGCTAAGCCGGGTCAGACCGACGCCGCACACTCCGCATTCGAACGCAACCGCCGAGAGAATCGCAGGCTGCTATCGCAAACAGTCCGTTACTGCGCAGACAAGGGGATGACTATCTCCGCCACCGCAGACGCAATGGACCTCGACCGCGCTACTGTCCGCAAGATCGCCGCCGAGCACGGCATCAGGTTCGGGCATCGTTAGCGCCGCGACTCTCTCTCCGAACAGGAATAACCCCATGCACCAGCTAACAGCGAATCACCGCCCTTGCGGTGTGACGGTCACCGGCTGGCCTGAAGAAAGCCAGCTTATGACGCCGGACGACATTCTGCGCATCGCGAGAGCGGTTAAGCAGATGGCGATCAACCAGTCCCAGGGCGCCGATGGCGTTCGGGTCTACCCGGAGGATGAGCCATGCCATTCGACGAAAGCCCCGCAGTCCGCCGCATAAACGCCCTCTGTTCCCCCGCGCCAGCACGCTACCTGCACATTCCCACCGGCATTCACTGGGTCGTCATCGACAGCCTGGGCGATGTCCTGCAACTCGAAAACATCGAGCGCCGGCGCCGACTGATAACCGTTTCTGACCTCGAAACCGAGGCCTGGAGAAAGCTCCCATGAACAAAGCAAATGAATGCACCTGCCCTTCTGGCGACGGCTCCCTCGTCCATCCGTGCCCGGCACATCCTGCGGTAGAGCAGGCAGGTACAAACGTCGGGCATGGGCACGTCTTCCCACGTGCTGACGGAGTGAAGATGCGGTGCGGCGGCCCTGCGCTTTGCTCGGAATGCGCTGCCGACGCTTACCGTGCCCGCGCCGCCCTGGCGCAACCCTCCCCGGATGCTCCGTATGCGGATGGCATTGCCGCTGACCTTGAGCGATCCGACTGGACGCCAGAGGACGCGCTGCGCTGGTACGCCGCAGGCAAGCACTTCGACACCGTGAACGGTCGCACTCGCATCATCGACACTGGCGCTGTCGCATCCAACGCACTCAAGCATCTGTCGCTGCCCTATCTCGAAATGAAGGGTGACGCAGAGCTGACCGAACTGCGCGAGGCAATGGCGCAACCCTCCCCAGCGCAGGCCGAGGCGGAGCGGCCGGAGGTGGTGGCTCGCGTCGTGCATTCGAATCCTGTCGTCCTCGGTCAGTGCGGTCCGCTCAATGCAAACGATGAACTGATGACTGTCGCGCAGCATGCAGCCAGCGTCGCCCGTTGGGCAGAAATGTTCAATCGCGTGGAGCAACAGCGCGACGCCGCCCTGGCCAGGGTCGCGGAGCTTGAGGCGCTGATGCAAATGAACTTCGGCGAACTTCACACTGCGCGCAATCTTCTGTCTCGATTGTCCGTGTCAGGCGTGAACGTAGACGCCATCCTGGGTGGACAGCTGCAAGACTTGGTGATTGTCCCTGCTGACGCAACTTTGGAAATGGTCGAAGCGCTGAAACGCAGCCTGACCGTAACCAATCGCGGCACCCTATTGAATGCAGGCCACGCGCTGAATGCGTCGATTGCTGCATCTCCATTCGCGAAGAAAGCGCCAGAGCCCGTTATGTGCCCACGCTGCGAAGGCGAAGGCACTCTCGGGACTGGAATAGATGAGTCGCCGTCAACCATTTGCAAGCGTTGCGATGGTGTCGGGACTATCGCCGACGCGCCCGGCAACTTGGTGCCGCAGGCATGGCTCGATGTTCAAGCCGAACGCCGCCGGCAGGTCGAGGTCGAGGGCTACCACGGATTTCGTGACAATCATTACATCAGCTACGAACTCTCGAAAGCCGCGCGAGCGTACATCGATGTTTCGTGGCATGCACTCAGCGGCGGGCTGCCGTGCAAGAAGCCGGAGTCCTGGCCTTGGATGGCTGGGTTCAAGTGGTCTGACGGTCGAACGATGCTGGTCAAGGCCTGCGCCCTGGCGCTGGCCGAGATCGAACGTCTCGACCGCGCCGCGCACGGCAAGGAGGGGGTGTGATGTTTTACGACCGTTTCGGTGTTTTTTTCCACTGCGGTTTCTGGGAGAAGACAGTGGCCTTTCGAGTCGACAACCCAACAATCAACGGCGCAAAGGCCATCGTTTGTGGGAAATGCGTTGGCCCCGCTGAGTCCGGCGACCCAAGAAATATAGGGGGCAGCTTTCTTTGCGAGAACTGCGGCCTGCCTTTTGGCCGGCCAGACGCGCATGACAAGGCAATCGCCCTGGCCGGGTTGGAGGTAGGTCATGAGTGAGGTCATGGACCAGGCAGTCATTGGTATGCCGTATGAAATGGCGTTGGGGTGCGAAGTGTCGCGCAGGCAGTACTACTCCCGTGCGAACGCTGTCCTGGCGGAACGCAACGCCCTCGCCGCCGAGGCTCAGGCGCTAAGGGAGGAAGTCGCAGCACTGCGCAGGGACAAGGCGAGGCTCGACGCGATCGAGGATAACTGCTGGGACGTGCGCCACGGCAGCAGCTCAAATGCCGACGCCGGCGACAGCAGCATCGGTATCGAGATCGTTGGGTACTATCAGGGTGCACCGCACATCCGGGTGCTTGGCGAGAGCTATACCGAGAACCTGCGCGCCGCAATCGATCAGGCTATGACCGCCGAAGCCTACCCGCCAGAGAGGCCAGAATACGACGATCACGGGAGACCACTGCGCGCCCTGCTGAGCGAGCAGGAGGGAGGGAAGCCATGAAGCTTACGAAGAAGCAGCGCGCTGAGCTTCGGGATAAGTTTGGAGGGCGGTGCGCATATTGCGGTGTCGACCTTCCAGAGCGCTGGCATGCTGATCACTACGAGGCGGTGAAGCGTGGGGTGAGCAGCTATGTCACAGGAAGAGACGCGCTGCACCCAGAGAACCATTGCATGGAAAACATGATGCCTTCTTGTCCGCCGTGCAACATCAGCAAAGGGAGCATGACGCTTGAGGTATGGCGTGAATGGCTGGCTGGGCACGTCAACAGCCTGAACGCATATCATCCGATCTACCGACTGGCCAAGTCCTACGGACTCATCCGCGAGACCGGGGCGCCTGTCGTCTTCTACTTCGAGAAGATCGGGCACCAGCAGGCATAGCCACCCATCGCCACCCACTGTACACATATACAGCAATTCGGATAATGGCCTACCCACTACCCGGATTGAATATGCGCACGAAACCCTTCCGCCCGCCGCGCCGGCATGAGATCGCCGGCCTCCGCTACTACCGCACCGCGTCGGCTTACAACTGGCTCGGCGTAGCGATGGCGCACCCGACTCGCGCAATCCAGTTGCTGCTCGAACAGTGTGAGCCAGACGTGCTCTCGCCGATGTTCGAGATTGAGATCGACGCGATCCTGAGCCAAGCCGACGAGTACGCAAAGACCGGCCAGGTGCTCGAGCGCGAGCAACTGCGCGAAATGCTCATGCACCTGATCGCCAAAGCGGCGGGCGACTGATACCGATGCCGGAATCCCGGCATCGACACCCAACAACGAAACCAACGCATCCGACTCCCGGAGGACCAACCGTGGACAACGACAACGAAACCATATTGGCAGTGATAGTCATCGTTCTCTTCGTCCTGGGAATTTTCCGGGTCGTCGGGGATATGCAGGAACTCTACAGGCAGACCGAGTTGAAAGGACAGGAGTTGAGCAGATGGAGCAAGCAATGAGAGAAGAGTTTGAAGACCGCTTCCCGGTTCCCGAGGGGATCGAGTGGCGACCGGGAGACTACTTCCCCATCCACACAGAAAACGTCCACGAATACATCGGTCGATGTGGTCGCGCTTCGCGATACGCGGACATGTGGGCAGCCTGGAAAGCCAGCCGCGAGGCTCTGAGGGTGGAGTTGCCGGACGACGGCATCGAGGACTGTCAACGTGACTGGCCGAACTCCTGCCGTGACAACTTCGATACCGGCTACTGCTATGCGACTGACCGGATCACTCAAGCCCTCCAGCAAGCCGGAATAGAGGTGGCGCCATGACCAAGAAGCAAACACCTGAACAGCGCATTGAGCGGGCCCTTGAGGACTTCCACGCATACAAATCTACGTGGAAACGTGATGAACGTGGACTCGTTCCGACATTCATTTTCAAAGGAAAGCATCACACCTTTGTCGAAATGCATATCAAGATCGAACAGAAAAGAAAGCAGATCGCATCAAAGATATTGAAAAGCATCAACGACGAGGTGTGGCTATGACCGACCACGCAGATCTGCGGAGGGTGGCTGAGGCGGCAACGCCTGGCGCTCGCTACCAAGGAACTGACGAGAGAGTCATCGTCGCCGGAAATGGAACGATCATCTGCACAGTTAGCGGCGCAATATCCGGACCGTCTGTGATGGCAGATGCAGAGTTCCTTTGTGCGACTGATCCCAAGACCGTCCTCGCCCTGCTGGACGAGATCGACAGGCTCAAGGCGGAGAACGAGGCGCTTCTATTGGGAATGCGCGCAATCCTCAACGCATACGACTATGCAGACCAGTACAACAAAGAGGGCGTCGCGGTTGAGGTCATGGAAGACCTGCGCACCCTATTCAAAGGAGCAACGCAATGAACGACCGCGAACTACTCGAACTGGCGGCGCTGGTGGCGGGGGTTGGATACACGTGGTCCGAGTTCTGGGAAACTATGGCGCGCCCTCTGAACGATGGAAGCGGCTGGGATAACAGGGCCACCTGGAACCCTCTGAAGGACGACGGCGACGCGCTGCGGCTGGCTATGAAGCTCGGACTTGTAGTCACTCCGGACAGAGAAAACCAGCGGACCCTGGTATCGAACCAAGCAGGCCACGAATACTGCGCGATCTATTGGGACAAGCTAGGCGAGATGGCAGCGACAAGGCTGGCAATCACCGAAGCCGCAGCCGAGATCGGCAAGTCTATGGGAGGTGGGGAGTGAGCGAAACCGTAGAAGTGATGACCTGCGATCTTGAGGGGCCGGCGCTGGATTGGGCCGTTGCGGTGATCGAAGGATATGACCTCATGAAGCATCCCTTCCGCCGAGCCTTCATCCCAAATTTCGGTTACTGCGACTACTCGCCTTCGACCAATTGGAACTTCGGCGGCCCACTGATCACCAAGTTCCTCATCGAATTCACAGTTGAGCACGCACGGACGATATGCTCCTTACTTTGCGACGAGAACGGCATGTACATCAGTGATGGCTCATATGGCGAGACGCACCTGATTGCAGCCTGCCGCGCCATCGTTCGAGCAAAGCTAGGCGAAACCGTCAGCGTCCCCGCAGAACTCATCAAGTAACCCAGCCGGGCGCCACTAGCTCTTCCTGAGCTAACCCGGCTGGGCGTCTAAATCCTACCATCATGCCCTCCCCGGCAATAGCTGGGGCGGAGAGGTATTACCTATGAGTACCGCAGAGCAAATCGAGTACGAAGACAAGGTGCCCGAACAGGTCATGGCGGCGCTGCTTGGGATAACCTACCGCGCCCTACAAACCAGACGGTCAAAGGGACAGATTCCAGAAGGCGTCTGGAACAAGGTCAACGGGAAAATAATCTACAGTCGACGGAGATATGACGAATGGCTCGAAAGCCTTTGGGTATGCCCACCGGGGTGGAAGTCATCGGCAACTCTATCCGTATCCGCTTCATGTGGAACGGAACAAGGAAGTGCGAAACACTCCCCTATCCCGCGACGCAAAAAGGGATTAAGACTGCATCCGGTCTTAGAGATCAGGTAGTCCAGGCAATCAAGCTGGGCATCATGGATGAAGCCAAGTATGCAGAGTTCTTCCCCGGGTCTGCGATTGCGGAATCGGTCAGCAGCCAAATTCCCCTGTTCGGTGAGCATGCTCAACTCTGGCTAGACAGCCGAGAGATCGTGCTTGGGACACGCAAGAACTACAAGAGCATCCTCAACCAATACTGGATGCCGCATCTAGCAGTAGCCCAGCTTGATCAGATCACCCCTACCCTCTTGCGCCGAATCATCAGCAGCATCGAGTGGACGTCGCCAGGCGTGAAGCGAAACGCGATGTTCAAGCTGTCGACGATCCTAGATTCCGCTGTGAAGGACGGTCTGATCAAGAAGAACCCGATGGCGCCCCTTGAGAAGCCGCGGGTGTCTAAGAAACTGGTAGATCCATTCACCAGGGACGAGGCAGAACGCATCATCCAGCACCTGTACGCGACCCTTGGGAAGTACTCAAGGATCTACGCCGCACTGTACGAATTCCTGTTCTTCACTGGGCTGCGGCCAGGAGAAGCGTTCGCCCTTCGATGGGATGAGGTAGACGAAGAGGCCCGACGTATCCATGTGTGCCGGATCGTCATAGATCGCGGGATCGAGGAGCGAGTAAAGACCAAGCATGAGCGCGACGTGCTGCTCAATGATCGTGCCTTAAATGCCTTGGCAGAGGCCAAGCGGATTGCGCGCCTGAAGCGCGTCGCATCCGTCTCGGAGTTCGCGGTCAGCCCATTCGTATTCCCTCCCAGCAAAGGCGGGCTGTGGATCAAGGAGCCAAGTGTTACCATAAAGCACTTCCACGCCGCGCTTGATGCTCTATCCATCCGAAGGCGCCGGCAGTACGACACCCGCCACACATACGCGACCATGTGCCTGATGGCTGGCATGAACCCTGCGTTTATCGCTGGGCAGCTAGGCCACAGCGTGCAGATGCTGCTATCGACCTATGCCAAGTGGCTGAACTCCGCCTCGGATTGGAGCGAGCTGGAGAAGCTACAGACCAGGGTTAAAACTGGTACGGAATTGGTACAGGAAGCAGAGGAAAGCGCCTAACCATCCCGCAAAGCCCCGCAGGACAATGCCTTGATATCTACAGCTAACATCACCATGCAGTTCGGCGCCAAGCCGCTGTTCGAGAACGTTTCCGTCAAGTTCGGCAACGGCAACCGCTACGGCCTGATCGGCGCCAACGGTTGCGGCAAGTCGACCTTCATGAAGATCCTCGGCAACGACCTGGAGCCGAGCGCCGGCCAGGTCATGCTGGAACCCAACGTGCGCCTGGGCAAGCTGCGCCAGGACCAGTTCGCCTACGAGGACTTCAGCGTCATCGATACGGTGATCATGGGCCACGAGGAACTCTGGGCGGTGAAGGCCGAACGCGACCGCATCTACTCCCTGCCGGAAATGAGCGAGGCAGATGGCATGGCGGTGGCCGAGCTGGAAGTCCAGTTCGCCGAGTTCGACGGCTACACCGCCGAGTCCCGCGCCGGCGAGCTGCTGCTCGGCCTGGGCATCCCGCTGGAGCAGCACTTCGGCCCGATGAGCGCCGTCGCTCCCGGCTGGAAGCTGCGCGTACTGCTGGCCCAGGCGCTGTTCTCGGACCCGGACGTGCTGCTGCTCGACGAACCGACCAACCACCTGGACATCAACACCATCCGCTGGCTGGAAGGCGTGCTCACCGCGCGCAACAGCACCATGATCATCATTTCCCACGATCGCCACTTCCTGAACAGCGTCTGCACCCACATGGCCGACCTGGACTACGGCGAGCTGCGCCTGTTCCCGGGCAACTACGACGAGTACATGACCGCCGCCGAACAGGCCCGCGAGCGCCTGCTGTCGGACAACGCCAAGAAGAAGGCGCAGATCGCCGAGCTGCAATCCTTCGTCAGCCGCTTCTCGGCCAACGCCTCCAAGGCCAAGCAGGCCACCAGCCGCGCCCGGCAGATCGACAAGATCCAGTTGGAAGAGGTCAAGCCGTCCAGCCGGGTCAGCCCGTTCATCCGCTTCGAGCAATACAAGAAGCTGCACCGCCAGGCGGTGACCGTGGAAAACATCAGCAAGGGCTATGACGGCAAGCCGCTGTTCAAGGGCCTGAGCCTGCAGGTCGAGGCCGGCGAGCGCGTCGCCATCATCGGCCCCAACGGCATCGGCAAGACCACCCTGTTGCGCTGCCTGGTCGGCGACCTGCCGGTGGACGGCGGCGAGGTGAAATGGACCGACAGCGCCGACGTCGGCTATTTCGCCCAGGACCATGCCGACGACTTCGCCGACGACATGAGCCTGTTCGACTGGATGGCCCAGTGGACCCAGGGCGGCGAACAACTGGTGCGCGGCACCCTCGGCCGCATGCTGTTCTCCAACGACGAGATCAAGAAGTCGGTGAAAGTGATCTCCGGCGGCGAGCAGGGCCGCATGCTGTTCGGCCGGCTGATCCTCAAGCGCCCCAACGTGCTGGTGATGGACGAGCCGACCAACCACCTGGACATGGAGTCCATCGAGGCGCTGAACCTGGCGCTGGACAACTATCCGGGCACGCTGATCTTCGTCAGCCACGACCGCGAATTCGTTTCCTCGCTGGCTACCCGCATCATCGAGCTGGGCGAGAACGGCGTGACCGACTTCAGCGGCAGCTATGACGACTACCTGCGCAGCCAGGGCGTGATCGTCTGA